GAGCCCTCCTTAAGGACGGTCTCGGCCTTACGGTCCAGAGCAGCCACCTTGCCCTTCCGTGCCTGCACGCGCTCGAGCTCCTCGGCCGCGCGCGCGGCTTCGATCGCCGCCGCCTTCATCTCCTTGAGCTGGATGACGCGCGGATCGCTGGCGCCGGCGACACGGGTGCCCTGCTCGATGAGGCGGTCGAACGTCGCGGCGACGCGGTCGACGTTGCTGCCGAGCTCCCGCAGGACCGTCTGGTCGAAGGCCGCGCCGAAGTCGGTGACCTCCTTGTCGAACGCGGCGATCGCGCGCGCACTCTCGGCGGCAGCGCGTTCGAACTCGCGCTCGAGCTTCTCCAGCTCCTTCGCGGCGGCCTCGGTGCTCTGGGCCGTGACCTTGATGGCGGGGTTGGTGCGCGTCTCGAGCGGACGCGTGAAGTTCAGCAGGGCGTCGGTGACCGCCTTGTACTCCTGCTCGAGCGGAGCCAGCTCCGCCTTCAGGCGCGCAATCTCGCGAAGCCGCCCACCGGAGAACGCCGGGTTCGCCGCGACCTCCTCCTCGAGACGCGTGATCCGCGCGCGCCGCCCGGCAATGCCACGTGAGAACGGCGCGCGGTTCCCGTCCTCGTCTAGGTCCGCCGCGGTCCCGCTGAACAACTCCCGCGCGCGCGCCTTGAGCCCCTCGGAGTCGCCGGCGTTGATCAGCCGCGCCATCGACTCCTCGGCTTTCCTCGCCGCCTCCTCCATCTCGCGCTTCGTGCGATTGAACATCGTCACGATCGCGAGCGTCGCGATGCCAATCGCGCCGACGATCGCCCCGGTGGGCCCGAACATGAAGGCCATGTTCGACCCCTGCGCGACGAGCTGCTTCGCCGTCTCACCCGACACCTGCCCTTGGCGGGCAATCGTCTCGGTCGTCATCGCGATCGCGCGCGCCGCGTTCGCCTGCTTACTGGCCGTCGCCGTCGCCGCGGTCGAGCTCGTCCGCCCGGACTGCTCCGACTTCTTCGCGAACGTGTCGAGCTCGACGCCACCCTCCCGCAGCGCGCGCCGCAGGTTCTCGAGGTTGCCGTCGATCTCGACCATGAGGGACTGCACCTTCTGGCTCACGCGCCGCCTCCGTCACGCCGCGCCGCGGCCATCGCCTGCCGGTGCGTCTCCGCGCGTGCGATGCAGCTCGCGAAGATGCTCCGGAGCGAGCGGTCGAAGAGGTAGACCTTCGGCGCGACCCCGTCCTCGGCCGCCTGCGCGCCGAGGAAGCCCGAGAGCGGCAGCCGCGAGCGCTCCGCCGCGCTGTCGCTCGGGAACGCCGCGGCGAGGAACTCGATGTCGCGGCGGTTCACCTGCAGGTGGGCCAGCCAGATCCGCTCGAGGTCGTCGCTGTGGAGCTCCGCGGTCCAGTCCGGCGGCGGGGCATCGTCGCCCATCATGTCGAACGGGAGCCCCGGGCCCGGATGGTCGAGCACCCACACGAAGTGGCGGAGGGATGCGCTCACCAGCAGGCGCTGCACGAGCTCGGCGCCGGCGACGCCGTCGAGCGGGTCGGTGTCCCCCTGCACGGCCGCCAGCTGGCGCAGGAGCTGCCGGAGATCCGCGTCGATGCCCTCGAGCACGAGCAGCGTGTTCAGGCTCTTCGCGTGGATCCGCACCGACTGCCCGTTGCGCAGCGTGACGACCGCCGGCTCGTCTGCCAGGCTCTCGTGCAGGACCTGCGCGATCGGGCGGTCGGCCTTCGCCGCCGCCCCGCCCTTCCGCTCCGCCAGCCACACCGCGTACGCGAACCACGCCGACGCCAGCGCGGCCGCCGGCACGTCGGCCTGCGGCCGGCGCGCGTCGAGCTCGGCGTCCGTCGCCCGGTGGAGCGCGACGACCTCTCGCTCCAGGAGTTCTGCGCTGTTGCGCAGCTCCTGGAGCGAGAGGGCCGGCGGAGTCCCGTCAGCCGTCATCCGCCCGTCACCACATCAGCTGCGAGATGAGCTGGCTGCGGAAGGTCAGCGGCGTGCTCGGCACGTCCGCCTTGCTGAGGGCGTGCTGCAGCGTCTCGAGGCCGTTGTCCACGGCGGACCCGATGAACTGCACGGTCTTGGCATCCTTGCGCTGCGCCCGGATGAACCAGCCCACCGGCGCGTCCGTGCCGGCGAGGTCGCTCTCCGTGAGCGCCGTGCCCGAGATCGCCGAGGTCGGCAGGCCGTTCTGCAGGCGCAGCATCTCGAGCGTGCGGGCGGTCGGCGAGAAGGCCACGGTGAAGAGCGCCGACCCGGCGATGTGGCCGGCCTGTACGCGGGCGTTGTCGAAGTTGAGCGGCCGCACGGCGCCACCGTTGCGGAACTCGGTGGTGTCCTGCTTCAGGCCCGCGAACGGCATCACCTCGAGCTCGACGACCGTCGAGCCGGCCGGGAACGTGTACGCGGCGCGCGTGCGCACCGTCATGTTGAGCGACGCGACCGATTGCGCGAGGACGACCTGCTGGTTGCCGCCGCCGGTGACGAGGTAGTACTTGCCGCCGGCGACGCCCGTGGCCGCCGTGAGCGCGAAGACGTTGGCGTCCTTGTTCGTGACGCCCGTGAGCGTCGTCGAGAGCCCGCCCGAGAGCACGCGCAGGTAGGCGGCCTCGAGCAGCGCCTCGATCTGCTGCCCCTTCTTCGCCTGCTGCGTGTAGCTGACGAGGAACGGCGGCGCGGCCGCGTGGCGCATGCCGTGGTTCGCCGCGACCATCCGGCCCTGCAGGCGCGTCTCGCGCCCCTGGCCGAACGGGATCACCATCTGCGTGTAGTCGGCCGAGCAGGCGTCGAACTCGTGCCGGAAGAACGTCCCGTCCTTCAGGCGCTCGACCAGCACGATGCCGGTCTCCTCGCTGCCGAAGTCCGTGCCGTCCGTGTGGAGCTGCGTGGGATCCGCCTGGGTGCCCGCACCGAGCACGCGCGAGAGCGGCATGCCCGTGAGCAGCGCATACAGCCAGGGCGAGTAGCCCTGCACGTCGAACGACGCGCCGCGCATCAGGTGCCCGAGCCGGCGGCCGTCCGGGTTGCGCGAGACGTCGGTGTCGTTGTCGCTGACGGTCGCGCTGTCCATCACCTGCACGTCCACCACGTTGCCGAGGTCGAAGGCCTCGAGCTCGCGCGCGGCCTCGCCGCTCACGTGGGCGCGCTTGAAGCCGGGCGTGCGGATGGTGACGACGGAGCCGGACGGCGCGCCGGACTGCGAGACGAGCTCGATGTCTTCCTCGCTGCCGACCCATGCCGGGTCGTTCGCGGTGAAGCCGGTGACGCTCGTGAGCGTCATGGTGGTGGCGCCGGCGGCCGCGTTGGCGCTCAGCGTGGTGCTCCCGCCGTCGGCCTTCGGGCGGAGCGCGATCACCTGGGCGACGAGGTCGCCGATCTTGGAGCGAAGGGGCGTCAGCATCGGTTACTCCTCGTCGTCGCCGACGAACGCGGCGGGTTCGACTTCAGGGGCGTCAGCGGCCGCCGGCGCGTCCGGCAGCAGCTTGGCCTGCCCCGCTTCAACCAGCGCGAGCGCGCGGTCCTCGGAGAAGGTCCAGTCCGTGCCCGCTTCGTAGCGGGTCTTGTCCGTGGCGCTCGGCTCGATCGTCTCGAGGAGCCGGACGCGCGCGGTCGGCGGGGGTGCCGGTTCGGCGGGTGTCGCAGGGGCGGTGTCGTCGGACATCGGGATCTCGGGTCAGGGAGTGAGCGGGGTGATGCCTTCGGCCCAGCGGTCGGTCACGTTCAGGTCGAGCAGGACGGTGCCGGCGCAGACGTCGACCGAGTCCTCGCCGCCCGGGAAGCCGACCAGGGGGACGACGCGCATCGCGGGCCCGGATCCGCCGGCCGGACCGACGACCTGCACGTGCCGAAGCACACGGGCGTCCATCGGGACCTCTTCCATCCAGCAGCCGACGGATCGACGGATCACGCGCAGCAGCGCGGAGAGTCGGCGGTTCTCGACGTCGAGCGAGTGCGCGCTTTCGCGCGGATACAGCGCGAGGATGGCGACCTGCACGCGGCCGTCCTCGAGGATGACTTCCGGAGCACTCGGCGGCGCGAACTCGCCCATCGCATCACCGCGGCGGACGAAGACGGCTGGGCCGCCCTTGTAGACTGACGCCGGGATCTTGCCGAGTGGCAGGTAGGGCGCATCGAACTCCGACGCGACGTTCACCTCCTCGAGTGCGGGGTCACCGGCACCGAGCGGGACGGACGCAGCGAGGGCGTTCACACCCATCGTCGCGTGCCGCAAGTGCGTCGCGAGAAGCTCGCAGACTTCATAGATCATCGGCCGCCCCCGAGCTGGCAGGCGAGCATCAGGCCATCCTCGATCGGCTCGATGGCGGTGATGCGGTACGTCGTTCCTCCATCCGCGGAAGCGGCACCGACCGCTCCGACGGTGACGGACACGTTCTCGGCGAGCCCTGGCAGGCTGCCCTTGATGAGGTGCAGCACGGTCCCGATGCGCTGGAGCTCCGTGCCGGCGAGCGGCACCATCATGCCGCCGCTGTCCAGATAGCCGCGCGTGCTGCCGCTCCCGAGACTCACCGGGACGGTGAGCTCGGGAACGGCGAACATCGCGGCGAGATCCGCAGTGACGCTCACGCGTCAGCTCAGGCGGCCACGTCGAGGCAGACGCACGCGCAGTCCGCGTTCGTCGGCACGATCATCGGCGCGGACTGGCACTGCAGGATCACGTCCGCCGGGTCGTTGTTCTCCCACATCTTCGGGAAGAACGGCAGGGCGCGGTACCCGGCCTTGCCGTCCTTGATGCCGCCGAAGGCGCGGATCATCCAGTTCGGCGACGTCACCGCGACCGCGTCTTCCGGCCAGATCTCGGTGATCGCGTTGTTGTTCGTCGGGTCCTCGAACCACCCGACGTACGTGAAGATGTTGAGCCCCTCGCAGTGGCCCTGGTACACGAGGCCTTCCGCCTGCGCGACCTGCGGCGCCAGCGTGAGGTTGGTCGGCTGCGCCGCCTTGAAGCGGTCACCGACGCTGGCATGCGACATGAACTTGCCGAACGCCCCGGTGCCCATGATCACGTCCGTGGCACCCTGGTCGCCGTGCTTGAGCGCCAGCAGTCCCCACTCGCGCAGCCGCTCGATCGGCCGCGCGTCGGCGTGCGTCCAGGCGAGCGTCGACGTCTGGTTGGCAATCTTCAGCGCGTTGGTGCGCTTGAAGTCGACGACGGTCGTCGGGTACTGATCGCCCGCCAGCGTGCACTTGCCTTCCTTCAGGACCTGCATGACCATCACCTCGAGGCGACGCATCCACGAGTCGCGCGAGTCACGCAGCTCGAGGGCGATCACTTCGGCGATGCGATCGGCGCCGGAGCGCCCGCCACCGAACGGCGACTCGCCGATCGAGCGGACGACGGACTCGCCGGGCTCGATCACCTTCGTGTCCTTGATGTAGGCCGGCTCGATGGCCTCCATCGTGCGGCCCGTGCGCGGGCTCGGCTTGCCGGCGACGTACGGCGAGACGAGCGGCGCGACGCGGCGGCGGCGCTTGATCTTGTCGAGCATGACGTACTTGCCGTCGAACGTCTGCTCCGTCGGCGCGTAGCGCCGCAGGAGGGCATCGGGCGCGGGCGGCAAGCTGTCAACGACGGCCAGCAGGTCGCCCGTGCTGAGGAGAAGCTCTTCGTCCATCTGGATCCTCTGCGTGAGGGTGGTGTGGTGGGTGGGTCAGGGCGAGCGGCCGATCAGCCGTTGCTGGCGATCAGGTTGATGCCGAGGGCGCGCAGCCCGTCTCGGATGCCGGCGAGCGTCAGCCCGGCGCCGAGGGTCAGCGCGTCCTCGTTGAAGTCCCCGCGCGTGAAGACCATCGCCTCGACGTCGGCGGCGGTCGCATCGGCATCGGCGGCGAGAATGGCGACGGGCCGATGCGAGCCGTCGGTCGCGGCCGCCACGGCGAGCTTGTACGTCGTGCCCTTCGCGACGACGATGTCGAAGCCGTCGCCGACCACGAAGTCGGTCGCGTCGGTGATCGTGAAGGCGAGCTCGGTGGCGAACGCGACACCCACGGTGGCACGGCCGATCACCCGACCGTCCGGCCCTTCGACGAGGAAGGCGCCCGCGTTCGAGGCCGGCTCGACGCACATCACCTTGTAGGTGCCTTCCTTCACGCCGGCCAGCGGCGTCGCCGCCGCGATCGTCCCGGAGCCGCCGGTGTTGCCGGCCCAGGGGCTCGGGGTGATTGCGCCGACCACGCGGCCGAGCACGGCGCCGCGCGAACGCTTCTCCGGCGTCAGCAGCGTCACCTTCTCGCTGTCCGTCGGCATCGCCCCCGCGAGCAGCGGGAGCGGGGTGTCACTGAAATCCTGGAACGAGGCGTGTCCGGTCTTCATTGCTTGGGTCCCTCAGGGGAGTGGGTTGGATCGTGGGTGGGAGTGGATCACGCCTGCGCGGACGTGGGCTTCTTGGCCGAAGGGAACACGCGGCCGATCGCCGCGATGACGCGCGCCGCGCCGGGGCTCGGCTTCGCCGTGGGGTTCACGGGCGGCACGCCGGCCTTCGGCATCGCCGAGTCGCCGCGCTTGAGCGCGGCGAGACGCGCGGCCGGCTTGCCCGCCTGCGCCTGCCGCAGCCTCAGCGCAGCGTCCGCGACGCTGCAGCTCGGGTCGTCGATGCACGCCTGCACGAGAGCCTCCTCGCCAGGCTGCGCGAGCGCCTGGATGCCGAGCACGCGCTCACGCTCGGCCTTCGCCGCGCGCAGCGACGCAGACGCCGCCGCCGGCTTCTCCTTCGGCTTGCCATCCTCGTCGAGTTCCTCCTCGTCGCCCTCGGCCTTGGGCTTCGCCTTGGGCTTCGCCTTCGGCTTGCCGTCCTCGTCGAGCTCTTCCTCGTCGGTCTCGGCCTTCGCCTTGGCGGCCTTGTCCCTGGCCTCCTTCTCCTCATCGGTCTCGGGATCCTCGACCTGGTCTTCGGCGAGCAGCACCTGCTTGCCCTCGGCGAGTGCGATGCGATAGAGCCCCGCATCGGCGAGGACGTCGCTGACGGTACCTTCGGTGCCGTCGGCGACCACGGACGCGCCGCCAGCGGCAACGCGGACCTGCGCACCCTTCTTGTACTTCATCGTTGGCTCCTGCTGGGGTTGGGCCGCCGACCCATCGGCCGCGGCGTTGGATCGGACCGCGCGCACACGGGGCCCGGTGGTGCGGAGCTCGTCGACGAGCGCCGCGTGGAAGTCCTCGCTGTACGCGATCTCATCGATGAGGCCAGCCGCGAGCGCCTTCTCACCCACGATCACGCGCCCCGCGCCATAGCGCTCGAACACCTCGCCGTCGCGCAGGCCACGGTACCGGGCGATCGCGCCGCCGTACACCGTCGCGAGGTCGTTCACCACGAGCTGCAGCGCCGCGCGGCCTTCGTCCGTCGACGGATCGAGGTTCTTGTACGGGGACTGCGACGACACGATCTCGATGTCGCGGATGCCGGCCTCGCGCTTCGCCTCGGTATCGTCCTCGATCGCCAGGCACACGCCGAGCGAGCCGGTGATCGACGACGGGTTGCCGACGATGCGCCGCGTCGCAGCCGCCAGCGCGTAGCCTGCGGACGCGCAGGTCCCGGAGGCCAGCGCGTACACCGGCTTGCGCTCGTCCGCTTGGCGAATCTGCTCGGCCACGTCGAGGCACCCGCTGAGCTCGCCGCCCGGGGTGTCGAGATTCAGCACGATGGCACGCACGGATCCGTCGACGACCGCGGCACGGAGATCGCGCGCGATCGTCTCGTACGACGTCGCGCCGCTGATCGCCTTGAACGAGCTCGCGTACCGGATCATCGGTCCGACGACCGGGATGTACGCGATGCCATCGCGCACTGACGCGGTCCACGAGTTCTCGAGCGGATGCCCGAGCTCGGCCGCGACCGCCTCCGGGCCCGCGCCCTGGCGCGTCAGGATGCGATGGCAGAGGCGCATCGCCTCCGGCGTCATCGCCCAGTGCATCGACAGGAACGCGCGCAGCACGTTCAACGGGAGTCGGGGCGTCATCGGAATCTCCGGCTGGCGGCGATCTCCGCAGCGTCGCGCGCGTCGCCGCGCAGCCGCGCAGGGCGCCGGCGCGCGTTGGGATCGGGGTCGGGCTCGGACGGGATCACCCGACGGGGCGGCGGCGGGGTCTCGAGGTCGCTGCCACCGGTCGGCGTGACAGGCTCCGTCCGGATGCGCTCGGCGACCGGCTCCAGGTCGAGCCCGGCCTCGCGAATCACGCGCATCTCTCGCGCGCGCTGCTTCAGGTTCTGCGCCCAGTCACCGCCGGTCAGCATCGCTGTCTCCGACTCCAGCGTCGACACGTTCGCCGCCATGCGGCGCTCCGCGGCCTCGATGTCGTCGACCGGGTCGATCGATCCCATCGTCGGGCCGTGCCACTCCGCTTCGCACCAGGCCTGGCGGATGATCAGGCTGTCGTGGAACCCGGGCATGGCGACGAGCCCGCGATCGACGAGCTCCGCGAGCACCCACTCGTAGACCGGCTGGCAGAACAGATCGACGAGCACCGTCCGCTTCTCGATCACCGACGCGAACATGTCGAGGAGCGCCGCGCGCGCGGCGCTGTAGGACGCCGTGAACTCCTTGAGCAGCACTTCGCGCGGGATCCCTGTCGCGGCGCCGACGTAGCCGCAGAACGCCCGCACGAAGGCGTCGACGTTTGGGTTCGGGCGCTTGGGATCTGCGAACTTCACGTCCTCGCCCTCGGCGGTGTACGCCACCGTGCCGGAGCCGATCTCGATGTCGGACCCCATGGTCGCGTCAGTCGTCGCCGTCGGCTTCGGCTTGCCGGCCTGCTCGAGGTCGCCGAGCGCCACGTCGCCGTCCTTCGAGGTGACGATGACCGTGAAGTAGGCATTGAGCACCGCGGCCTGCAGCTCCGCGTCGCTCATCTTCTTCAGCTGCTTGAGGTACTCGATGACCGGTGCGAAGATGGGCTCGCCGCGCGGCTGCCCGATGCGCAGCGGCTCGAACACGTGCAGCACCTGGCGTTCCCCGAGCTCCTCGTTGACCAGCGGCACGCGCGTCCACTGCCCCGCGCCCCTGGCGCCGAAGACGCCGAGCTCACCCGGATGCACGTCGCACACGTGGATGGCCACGGGCCGGCCCCGCGCGTCGCGCTCGACGCCGTCGGCGAACTCGACGCGCTGTGGCTCATGCGGCGGGTTGCACACGCGACCGGCCTCCAGCAGCTGCACTGCCGTGCCGATCGGCCCGCCGGCCTCATCGTCGTAGCGACGCACCGCGAACACGTCGCCGCCGGTGAGCCACGAGCCGAGCACCAACTTGACCACCGACGTCCACGGGAGACGGTTCTCGTAGTCGAGCGCGCCCGAGAGTGCAATCGACCAGAAGTAGCGCTCGACCGTCTCACTGATCTCGCTGGCCTGCTGCTCGGAGATCCCGAGGAAGTCGTGATCGAGCTTCGGGCGCGGCCAGAGGCCGGGGCCGACGACGCGGGCCTTGTACGTGTTCGTCACCGACCGCGCGAGCGGCGCATTGCGCTCGAGATCGTAGCTGCGGCTGCGCAGGGTCTCGAGGTCCGGCACGAGCGCGCCGGTGGGCCCGTGGTTCTGCGGGTTCCATCCCTTCGTCGCGGGGCGGTTCTTCTGCGCCCCCTCGTAGCCGCCGGAGCCGTACAGGTACTGGAAGGCGCTGGTGCGGGCCCGAGCTTGCAGGCGCTTGGCGCCTCGAATCGGATCGACGGCCGAGATCACGGAGTCCGTCGTCCGCGCGACCGCACCCAGGGCGCGCTGCATGAGCGAGAGGCGTGGCTCAGTCATTGCCGACCATCCGCTGCAGCCGGATCCCGCCGCGCTGCTTCGCCTTGATGCGGCGCGCGAGCTCGTCGCGGCGCGCGACCAGCTGCTGGTACTGCGCGCGCACGAAGGTCCGACCGAGGATACTGACACTCTGCCCGCCCTGGAGCAGGGTGCGCAGTGCGTCATTCGTGAGTTCGAGTTCCTCTTCGTCGGTCACGCGCGCAACGTCAACGCGCCGCACGAATGCAGAAAGCCCCTCGGCAGTTTCGCTGTTGCAGGGCGTGCAACAGCGAAGGACCCTCGCGCCGCACCTCGCTTCTATAGAGTCGATGTACGGTGATGCGCGGTATGTCTCGATTGGGCGCGTTTCGACGCGGGTTGCTGTTGCACGCCGTGCAACAGTTCGTCCTGCTCAGATTCCCGGATTAAACGCGGAAATGCGCAATCGGTACCGCTGCGGCGCTCTGGAAGGTGCCTCGACGTCGCGCTCGAGATAGCCCGCCGCGACCAATCCATCGAGCGCACGACAGACCGCGGATCGGGAAAGCTCGAGCTCCGCACCGAGGGGTGCGAGCTTCACCTCGCGGAAGGCGTCGACGCCGAGCATCAGCTGATCGACGCCGGTGAGCAGCACCCGTCGCTCGGTCTCGGAGAGCCGTGCATCCAGCATCACGACCATGGTGTTCAGCGATCGCGTCATACTTCGATGCCTCGCTGCGACCCCATACGTCGGCCGCGCCGCCCATACACCTGAGTCGCGGTAGTGGGCTGCGGCGTTGCCAAGTCGGAGGATCGGAGGCGTTCGCCCTCTTCCTGGACCTGTCTCACGAGCTGCGGAAGGTTCTGCATCACGCCGTCTCCGAGGATGTAGAGCAAACTCAGGGCCATCTTCGCCAAGTCGATCGCTTCGTTAGGGCCGGACTTCTCCCACTTCGTGCGGACGCTGCCGTCAGGGTACTTGCCGTCCGGCACCTCACGCTCGTTCTGGAACTGTTTCAGGTAGTCGTCATCGAGGCCGTCGCGCTGCGGCATCGGGAAGTGCATGTAGCCAGGGCCCGGCTCCTTGAGGTTCAGGCGACGGATGACCTGCCGCTTGAGGCGCGCGTCGTCGATGTGGAACAGGCGTTCCTTCCGCTTCGTCTTCGAGCGGATGACCATCGGGTTGCCGGCCTTCATCTTGTCGCCTTTCAGCGAGAAGGCGTTGCGGTTGGCGTACTGCTGCACCCATGCGTACACGCGCTCCGGCGCGTCGCCCGAATCGACGCCGACCGCGCGCACCCACATCTGCGCGCCACCCTCGTGTTGGAACGGACGCCATACGAGCTGCGTGAGCCGGGTCCATACCTCGAGGCTCTCGGGATCGCCGTAGATGCGGTGATGCGCGATGTCCCAGGCTTCCTGCCCGACGCCGAAGCCGCGAATGAGGAGCTCGAGGCGATCCTTCTGCTTGTCGACTGCAGCGACGAGGACGCCCACGCCCGCCGGAACCTCGGCTGGGTAGATCTCGCGCCGCTGCTCCGGCGGTACCGCATCGGCAGACGCGAGCGTCCGGAACTCGAACGGCTCCGCCATGACCTGCTGCCGCCACTCGATCATCAGGTCTGGATCGGCCTCGCGCTTGAGCGAGTCCGCCGCGGCGACGTACTCGGCTGCGAGCGTCCCCCACTCCACCATGAGGCTCGGCAGCGCCGAGATCTTCCAGCCCCAGGTGTCTCGCCCAGGGTACTTCGCGATCCAGCGCGCGCCGTTCTTCGGATCCCAGCGTACGAAGGCCTCCTTCTCCGGTCCCTCGCGGATCTCCGCGCCGCACTCC